TCAATAAATTTTTTGATGCTCAAATAGATGATCTACTAGTGATTCAAGTTTATAAAAATCTGTAAGAGGATAAAGTTTAACAATATCTTCTTCAAAATTGGCGATACCAGTCAACTTTTCTTTTTTCTTAAGATAGTCAATCGCAATTTTTTGTTCATTGGACATGACAAAGTGACTTTGATAGTCCAATGTTTTGAGCACCTGCCAGGACATTGGTGCCGTAAATTCAAAAAATGATGCTAGTTTGGGGCAGAATTCATGTTGTATAGATTGCTTATATGTTGCTCTAGGAGGAAGTACAACATTAACAGAGTATTTACTGCTCCTGGACTTAGGCATTTTTGTAGAGTAGTACGCTATACCTGAGATAGGCGATTTAACGCGACGACCAATCCACTGCATTAATAAATTGGGTATTATATATTCAGGGGTGAAAGAGGAGTTTTCTACCCGTTTCAGGTAATTACAAGCGATTATCAATGGCCAAAATATAAGGTATGAAGCTTTAGTTCTATTATCGTAAAAAATCTCTTCATCATTCATTGATTTTTTTACGGGTAGTGATAAGTGAGGTGAAGCGAAATTTAGTATTTTTGACTGGGTATCATTTGTTATGAAGGACGATATATATAGTTTATCAAAATCTGGCTTTCCCATTTCTTGCCAACATACATACAAAGATGTCCCAAGATATAAACATGGCTGACCGGCAACTGAATATCTTTGAGCATTTATTAGGTGCCTTTTAGAAAAAGGTATATGGAATATTTGATTATGTTCAACTAGGGGCGTTTCTGATTTTCTCACCCGATAAAGTGGTTTGTCTTCACTACAAATGTCTTTCAATAAAACACTTATATAATTTAATTTTGTTATTGTTGCCTCTTTGGACATCACCTCGTCAAATATATCGTATGCTTTCTTTATGTCTCCTGACAAAAACTCTTCATAAGTATTTTTTATATATGAATAGATGTTTTTTACTCGTTCCAATAAGGTTTTAAGGTATTTCCCTCCTCCGTTTACATCCTCTTTAATAGCCTTGTCTATTAGTTCTATGTAATTTTCACAGCGATTAGAGAAGTCAGTTGCTATATCGCCATTTATATTGAAGGGAGGGTTGAGATATTCTTTGGTTAATAGTTTCTCTAAGAAGTTATCAATCCAAATAGCATTTTTTCTCTCAACTTCTACTTGTTTATCATCTTTGCTGTTATACATTTTTATACTCTATAAAATTTAAAGGGTTCTTTGTGACAGCATCCTCCAAGTGTTCTGGAGAAAAATGCGCATAGATCATTGTCATTTTTATATCGGCATGACCTAAAATTTCTTTAAGAATAAGAATGTTGCCACCATTCATCATAAAATGGCTGGCGAATGTATGCCTCAGTACATGGGTGCATTGACCCTCCGGCAATTCTATGCCAGCTCGTTTTACTGCACGCTCAAAAGCTTTTCTGCATGGAGTGAAAAGCTTCCCTCTGTTTTTGGGGAGTTCGTCATACAGGCCATGAGATATGGGAACGGTTCGGTTCTTCTTGCCTTTGGTCTTAGTGTAGGTAATTCGGTATTTCGATAGATGATGGCCTTGCATGTTCTCGGCCTCGCTCCACCGCGCGCCGGTGGCGAGGCACACTTTTGCGATCATCAATAGGCTGGGGTTTTGGGAATCAGCGCAGGCATCAAGCAGGCGTTTAATTTCGTCTTGGGCAAGGAACGCCAGTTCCCCCTCTGCGATTTTGAATGTTGGTAGCCCGGCGAGCGGGTTAGGCGCTGACCAGTGGCCCAGCTTTTTCAGGGTGCCAAAAACTGATGATAAGTTACGCTGTTCCAGGTTTACCGTGCGGGGCTTTACTGGCGACATCAGCGCGCCGTCTTCGTTGCGTACTTCACCTTTTAACCGTGCTTCGCGATATTTTGTAAAGTCACCGGCGGTTAACTCAGAGGCAACGGGATCGCACAGGCCATTGCAGATAATTTTCAGTTTCGCCATTAGGCGCTTGGGGTCTGCGAGCGTCTGGCCGTAAAGGGAGTGCCACTGCTCAATCATTTCTGACAAACGCCGCCGATCTTCCTTTTCACCCAGCCACGGCTTTTTGTTCACTTCATCCATGGTGAAGTTTTCGAATGCTACAGCCTCGCCCTTTGTCGCAAATTGCTTGCGCACGCGCTTACCGTCACGCCCGTTCGGGTAACACTCGCACAACCATTTTCCGTTCGGCTGTTTTCTGATGGTCATATCAAAGGCTCTTGATGATTTTCAATGCGCGGCCAACAACCTCGATATCATCCAGGCTGCACTCAAACGAAGAATCATCTTGATGCACAACTAACCTGTTTCCCGGAAGGCGAGTTAGCTTAACAATGCTTTTTATCCCGTCAATATCGACCAACCACATCCCATTCACTGGTGGTGTCTGGTTACGATCAATTAAATATGAATCGCCATTGGTATTTACGAGAAGCAGCTCGCTTGAGTCAGGGGGAAGAAGGCTGCTATCAATGATGGCCTTCCCGGCTTCAACCAACGAACCTCCTATAAGGCTAGCCTTGTCGATCTCTGGCGATACAAGCTCAGAAAGAGGTTTTACCTTGCTGGAGTTCACGAAATTGATACTTTTTTTATCATCAATTTGTGTTCCTGGTTCGCCTTGTCCTGTTGTTAGCCAGAGTAAAGAAACGCCTGTTTCCAGAGCGCATTGGATCACCCATTCAGCAGGAAAGCTGTCCCTTAAGTATCTGTTTGCCATGGTGCTTTTTGATGCGCCTAGGTGATCGCATAGCTGCTGTCTGGACTTGAAATCATAGGCAGCCATCAACCTATGGATAGCTTCTCTACCCCCTGTATTCTCGCCAGCCTTCACCTGTATCATTTTTTAATCCTATTGACGTATCAAATATTGGATCGTAGTATCTCAATTGTTCAAATGTTGAATCATTTAAAACAAGATAAAACGACATAAACCAAACCTTAACTGAGAGATACTGCACTATGAGCACTGATATTTCAATTCGTGTACCAAAAGAGATGGCTACGCCTGCGGAATTCGCCGAATGGGAAGGTATTTCACGCGGATCTGTGTATCAAAAAATCCACCATGGACAGTTGGCTAAGTACATGGTTAAAAAAGATAAAAACAAAGGCCGTGTTAGCCTGCGTTATCTGATGTACAAAACCGATCAGGTTCGCGAGTCCCTTGGTCATTCCAACTTCCGCGTTGTTGTTGGTCAGTAAGTTCAATTATGAGAACTTTCTACGAGACTCACATGTTTGATTATAAGATTTCCAAACATCCACACTTTGAAGAGGCCTGCCGGGCTTTCGCACTGCGTCACAACATGGCGAAGCTGGCAGAACGCGCGGGAATGAATGTCCAGACGCTGCGCAACAAGCTGAACCCGGACCAGCCGCATCAGCTCACGCCGCCTGAAATCTGGCTGCTTACCGATCTCACTGAGGACTCCACCCTGGTTGACGGCTTACTGGCACAAATTCATTGCCTGCCATGCGTACCTATGAACGAAGTGGCAAAAGAGAAGTTGCCGCACTACGTCATGAGCGCCACTGCTGAGATAGGGCGCGTTGCTGCCGGTGCCGTTACTGGCGATGTGAAAACTACTGCCGGACGACGCAATGTGATCAGCAGTATTAACTCAGTGACTCGCCTGATGGCACTGGCTGCCGTTTCCATGCAGGCCCGCCTGCAGGCCAACCCCGCAATGGCAAGTGCGGTGGACACCGTAACGGGCCTTGGCGCTTCGTTCGGCATCATCTGAGGTGATTATGCTGAATAAAGAACCATCATTCGCATCGCTTTTAGTTAAACAAAGCCAGGGTATGCACTGCGGCCATGGCTGGATTATCGGAAAAGATGGCAAGCGCTGGCACCCGTCCCGCTCTCAGGATGAACTGCTGGCAGGGCTGACCACTACCAAACGGGGGAAACCATGGCTATTGAAGGCGCTGCGGCGACTGTTCCATTAAGCCCGGGTCAACGTATGGAAGGGCTGAACCGAATAGCGGAATTAAGGGCGAATGTGTTTGGTCTGAATATTGAGCCAGAGCTTGAAAGGTTTATTAAAGATATGCGCGATCGCCGCGATATAAACCATAAACAAAATGAGCGGGCACTGGCAGCCATATTCTTTATGGCAAAAATTCCAGCAGAACGTCACAGCGTCAATATTAGTGATCTGACTACTGACGAAAAGCGGGAACTGGTTAAAGCGATGAATCATTTTCGTGCAGTGGTGAGCTTATTTCCCAAACGGCTAACCATGCCGAATTAACCCACAACAGAAATTAATGGCGTAAACCCGCCGGGCATTCTTTTGCCCAAATTCAGGAGAAAGAGAAATGCAAAAAGAATTACCAAAAATGGTTATGCCAGAAAACGACCAGCTTATGGCGGTGATCGATATTGCCAAACGTGAGGAGCGAAAAGGCCGCGCACTCGCTGTTTCAATCCGCCTTGAGGCGCTGGCAACCCATATCACCAACAGAGGGTTAAACGGTATTGAAGCGGCTGAACTGTTGCGCCGCGAAGCAACCCGCTACGAAAACGAATCTCAGGAGCTGCACTGATGGCTGACTCTATGGACCTCGTACAGCAACGTGTTGAAGAAGAACTTCAGCGCCACATTCACACCGCCCGCAACAGAGCGCCCGGCATTTCCCGTGTGCTTTGCATCGAATGCGATGCTCCGATCCCTCCAGCGCGCCGCCGTGCCATTCCGGGCGTGCAGTGCTGCGTAACGTGCCAGGAAATCGTTGAGCTGAAAGGGAAGCATTACACCCGAGGCGCGGTATAAGCTTCGGAGCCAGTCACTGATGCCTGAATTAATAAAAGACAAAGGCGGCACGACTGTGGCCGCTGGGGCTTTCCCATGGAACGGCCCGAAAAAAGCACTTAACCCCTACTTGGACCCGGCGGAAGTAGCGCCGGTTTCTGCGCTTTCAAACCTGATTACTCTCTATGCTGCGGATAACGAGCAGGAGCAGCTGCGCCGCGAGGCCCTGAGTAATGAGGTCTGGGAACGCTATTTCTACAATGAATACCGTGATCCTGTTCAGCGAGAAATGGAGCAGGAGCAGCTCATAAGCCGCGCCAAAATGGCCCGCGAGCAGCAGCAATTCAACCCCAATCTGGTCATCGTTGCTGACGTGAGCGCCCAACCGGCGCATATCAGTAAGCCGCTGCTTGAACGGATTAAATATTTCGAGGGCTTGGGTAAACCGAAGGCATATTCCCGCTATCTGCGTGAAACCATCAGGCCATGCCTTGAACGTCTGGAGCGCGTGCGTACCAGCCAGGTTTCTGCCTCGTTCCGTTTTATGGCAAGCCACGACGGGCTGGAGGGCCTGCTGATCCTGCCGGAAATGAACCAGGAGCAGGTCAAGCGGTTATCTACCCTGGTGGCGGCACACATGAGCATGCGTCTGGAAGCTGCCTGCGGTGAGTTGTTTACGGATGAAGACGTTATGCCGGAAGAGATCCGCCGGTCATGGGAAAGGGTGGCTGCTGAGGCCATGCGTCTTGATGTTATCCCGCCTGCTTTCGAGCAGCTGCGCCGTAAAAAGCACCGCCGTAAGCCGGTTCCATACGAGCTTATTCCCGGCTCGCTTGCCCGTATGCTTTGCGCGGACTGGTGGTATCGCAAGCTGTGGCAGATGCGGTGTGAATGGCGGGAAGAACAGCTGCGCGCTGTCTGCCTAGTTAACAAAAAGGCATCCCCGTATGTTAGCTATGAGGCCGTGATCTACAAACGCGAACAGCGCCGCAAATCACTGGAGTTTTTCCGCTCGCATGAGCTGGTTAACGCCGAAGGTGACACGCTGGAATTGGAAGAAGTGGTTAACGCCAGCAGCAGCAATCCGACGCACCGGCGCAATGAAATGATGGCCTGCGTTAAGGGGCTGGAGCTGATCGCAGAAATGCGTGGTGAATGCGCCGTGTTCTATACCATCACCTGCCCGTCACGCTTTCACGCAACGCTCAATAACGGCAGGCCAAACCCGAAATGGACCAGTGCCACGGTCCGGCAGAGCAGTGATTACCAGGTGAATATGTTCGCCGCCTTCCGTAAGGCGATGCACAAAGCCGGGCTGCGCTGGTATGGCGTCCGGGTTGCGGAGCCACACCATGACGGCACCGTACACTGGCACTTGCTGTGCTTCATGCGCAAAAAAGATCGTCGTTCCATCACTGCGCTGCTGCGTAAATTTGCCATTCGTGAAGACCGTGAGGAACTGGGCAAAAATACCGGACCGCGCTTTAAGTCTGAGCTGATCAACCCACGCAAGGGCACGCCGACGAGCTACATTGCCAAATACATCAGCAAGAACATCGACGGGCGCGGTCTGGCAAAAGAAGTCAGCAAGGAAACAGGCCGATCACTGCGCGACAGCGCCGAGCATGTCAGCGCCTGGGCGTCACTGCACCGCGTTCAGCAATTCCGTTTCTTTGGTATTCCGGGCCGCCAGGCTTACCGCGAGCTGCGCCTGTTGGCAGGACAAGCTGCCAGGTTGCAGGGCGATAAAAAAGCAGGTGCGGCGGTTCTGGAAAATGCCCGTCTGGATGCCGTGCTGGCCGCAGCTGATGCTGGTTGTTTTGCTACTTACATCATGAAGCAGGGCGGCGTGCTGGTTCCCCGTAAACATCACCTTGTCAGAACTGCCTATGAGCTGAACGACGAGCCGAGCGCCTACGGCGATCACGGTGTTCGTATTTATGGCATCTGGTCCCCGATCATCGAGGGTCGGATCTGCACTCATGCAGTGAAGTGGAAAATGGTTCGTAAAGCCGTTGACCTTCAGGAGGCGACAGCCGACCAGGGCGCTTGCGCCCCTTGGACTCGTGGCAATAACTGTCCCCCTGTTGAAAATCTAAACAAATCAGAGGGTGATTTACCCGATATTAAAACCATGGGTGAAAAGGAACTGCAGGAATATCTCCACAATATGGGCCAGAAGGAACGGCGGGAACTGACAGCCAGGTTAAGACTGATAAAACCGAAGCGGAAAAAAGCATACAAACAGAGTATTTCGGAGCAGCAGCGCCTGCAGCTTCAGGCAGAACTGAGTTCCAGAGGATTAGATTCAAGTAATGCGGAAGTGGATCTGCTTTTGCGTGGCGGTAGTATCCCGTCTGGAGCAGGGCTGCGCCTGTTTTACCGAGATCAGCGTTTGCAGGAAGATGATAAATGGCGCCGGTGGTACTAAGGCGCCTTAGATTGAAGGGTTACAAGCCAGCCAGACTCTTACCGCGAATGCGGGCAACTTCATACTTCAGTTCAGCCGCCTTGGCCTCGCAGAGCCTTAAGGATTTTAGCCATTGTTCTGTTGTAGGTTTACCAAATATGTCTTCCATCACTACAACCAAGTAAAGGCAGCGGCCAGTGCCTAGTTCACCTGCAACCAGGCAGGCAGCGTTAGTTCCTGCCATAAGTTCAATACATGCTTTACGCATCGATTTTTCCTCATTCCGTTGTCTCTTGTAAAGCATCGCACTTGAGCCATCTGTTTGAAACATAGAAAAAACAATTTACATTTGATGGGTAATTTTATACTGTGTTTATATACAGTTGTTTTGATTGGAGGGGAAAATGCAGGACTATTTTTTGGAGTCGTTGAAACTCCAGCGCATTGATTTTTTTGTGAAGCTTGTAGCGGCCAGTGAGTGCGATGATGAAGAAAAGCGGCTGGCTATCCAGTGGGTTTCGGAGCTGACTGATGAGTTGATGGCGAAAATCCGTACTCATGAGTACAACCGTTCCATGGATCTCCCCAGTTAGACATAGAACGTTGCTGGCGTTAGGACTTGATTCTGACGCTAGCAAGGTTGAACAACGAGCGATGCGAGGCGTTAGTGCCGTTGTGCATGTCTATGCTGCATGAAAACGCATGATCGTTAGAGGATCGTTTTTGTCGAGGCCTGCCAGAACTGGCGGGCTTTTGCTTATGTCATGCAGGTGCATGAAAACCACCCCATAAAGCGGGCAGGCGTGGCGGGGATACGAGCGCGCGCTCAGCGTCTCACGTTAGGTCCAAAGTCCTTGCAAGCAAAAAAACTTACCTTTATCTTTCAATTAGAATTGTCTGCAAAAAAGTAAGGAAATCAAATGGCAGAGAACGGCCCTATTGAAGATTTGGCGAAACGCATATCTGAGGATCTACTGAGTCGATTTAAGTGGCAGCAGCATGGCCCCTGCGACCGAGATTTCCTTTGTGATGATGAGGCTAAACATAAGCCTGAAGGAAAGAAGCAGAAGCACACGCATCCTGTAGATGTTGTATTTAGTTATAAAGACCCATATTTAAACAAAGTCATTTATTTAAATACTGACTTAAAAAGTTATAAAGCAGGTTCAATAAATGCGTCAAAAATAGAATCTGCATTGGAGTCATTAGCAAAAACTATTGAATGTGCTCGCTATAGTCCTGAGTGGTCAGAAAAATATAATTTCTCTCAAATTGACTGTGAAGTTCGCGGTTTATTGTTTGTTTTTAATCATGATAATCAGCTGCAGCATGATTTTTATGAGTTTTTTAATCCTCCTAAACCCGCTAAAGGAAGAAGAGATAAGGCTGTCAATTTAGAAAAGATTCCTTTATCCGCAGGTCAGCAAATTCATATAATCGATCCGTTTCTGATTAATTATATGTTGGCAATAACGAATGATATGAATGATTTGATTGCTAAGAAAGAGTTTCCTGATGAAGAATATGGATTCTATTACCCTCAATTGACTTTTCATAAGGTTGCTGTCACTGAAAAATATCTTCCAGCCACTATAGAGGTCTTGTCATCACCTTTCATGATTATCAAACATGGTGCTGTTTATAAATTTAACAGAGCTAAAGGTATTGAGGAGGAAGTTTATCCAGAAGGGTTTGTTGTCTATTACAACAAAAAAGGTAATAGCGACAATGAATTTTTTTATCTGTTGGATATTTTGTCAAATTATCAAATCCTTGATGGAATAAATAAAATAAGGATAAGGCTGGCATATCGAGAAAAAGATGAGAGGATTCTCTCACACTTTCAACGGGGAGTTGAAAAATATGCACATGAATATGGATTAGATGAAGAAGCTAAAAAGAGGCTTGAAGATTTAGACGTTAAAGTTGTGTCTACAGTAAAAGAATTCTTTTCTGCAGAAGTTATTTCTTGGGAGCCGAAATGAAAAATATTCACAGCGTAACTGATAAAGCTTTGTATGATGCTTTAAACCAAAAGCAGATTACCCTAAATGAAATTCAAGACCTTTTCTTAGAGAGAGGAACGATTATATGTAAAAAAACTCCCCGAAAAGAATTGGCGAGAAACTATTCTCGAATGACTCATGATTATTACGAGCATCAAAAAATTGCGACCCTATTAGGTGGCCAGGCAAGGACCGAAAAAATTACATGTGTAAGAATTGAGAGTGGTATAGATAAGAAAGGTATTATAGACGCGGCAGAAAAACTTAAGAAAGAAATTACCGAGCAGGATGATTATTGTAAAATAATCGTGGATGGACCGCGAGTTCTGATTAATATTAGGTATCTTTCAACTAATTATGGCAAAAGTGATTTCAAACAGGCTATTAATAAAGAAGCGTTAATTGAAATTGAGCCTCTTGCTGATGGTTACAGTATCCGCCGTCCAGATAATGAAAACCTTGAAGATTACGAGGGGCTTTTACTGGGGCACATCAGCGCAATACAGAACGAGCAAGCGGATGATAGTAACCTTGATTTAAAATTAAACGAAATTTCTCTCTCTCACAATACATCTGCTGATGTTAGAACTCTATTCTTCGATAAATTAATCCGTACACTTGATGGTTATGAGTTACTGGATGTTACTGATGCTTATGTATATCACCCTAAGCCTGAAACTATAGAGGCTGAAGATGGTAACACCGAAACTGGAGTGCACGTATCGAGGGCATCACTTAAGGGGGAGGGGGTACTTAAATCTGATGAATTAAGCGATCTTTATGATAGAGGGTTCTATATCTGGAAAATAAAATGGAAGGTCAAGGAGAACTTGGCAGATCCAGATATATTTGAGCTTGAGGCCCAATTTGGTGATCCTCTCAATTGTACTAATTTCTCATATTTAGTTAAGGGAGTTAGAAAATATAAGGCAAACGGACAATATTTCAGTAAGCCGCAAAAACTCTCTGGTAGAGAAGCTGAGCGATTCAATAAATTAATTGAAAATAGAGCTTATTCTATTATAATGGAAATCAGCTAATACATCATAAGGAGTGGCTATGTCACAATTAAGATTGAAGTGGATGAGATTGAAAATCAGGACCAGCCCTGAGGCTGTCTTTGATTTTATCAAAAACACGCCTTATTCTGATGCTATTGGTGCTGGTTTTACTAAGTATGAAACCATTCATAATGGTATGACTGCAACTTTCAATAAAAAATCTGTTGTTTTAGAGCCGGTTGCCGATCCATTTGGTGAGTTGCTTGAATTCGAAAGGGTTGTATTTGATCAGATTAGTTTTTCTATCCAAACCCTCAGCAATAAGATATGTTTGTTAACTTTTTACAATCCTCCAAAAACAGTTAAACCTTTTATTGATTTTTTGTCTCAGGCCGAAGGGTTAAATGTCGCTTATGGAAATTTAACCGTAGATCTTAAAGCTTTTATGAGGATCATTCGAGAAAATTTCGGCGTAAAGGTGTTTGGCATTTCAAAAGTGAAAGTGTCAAATCTTCCTGTTACTGAAAAAACAAGAGCATGTTTGGAATTGAATTCTAGTGGCGATGCTTTGCACGATTTGAAGGTTTTTGTTGGAGATAGTGAATTCAAGCTCGATAAAATAAAAGCTGGAGGTTTTTACCTTGATTCAAAGATTAGTTTTGAATTAACCAGTGGAGCTTCTGCAGTGGTTCCTGATGAGCATTTTTCGATTTTCAATGATGCCATTTCATGTATGGAAATTGATAAATTTTAGGGGCGATGGTGTCATCGTAATATGATGACACCCTCTGTTATAAAAAATTAGCTTATGTCGTCGAGTGTATATTTCGCAAATCTAATGACTTCATCCCCTAACCATTCATTGAGTTCTTTAATCCTTTCTTGAAGGGGTATTAATTCATTTCTTACAAACACACGGCTGGCCTTTTCCACATCACCAAAGCCGCCGGTATTGTTGGGAATGATACCCATCATCTGCGGCGGTACGCGGTGCGCGGCCATCATGTCATCGCGGCTCACATTCTTGATATTCAGAAATTCATCCTTCGCTGCCACCTCTGACAGCGGGATGATCTGTATCCCGTCTTTTTTGCCGTTGGGCGAGTACATGAACAGGTTACGGAAGTTGCCCGGGCCCTTGGCGCTTTTCATGGCCTGGCGGATGTTGTTTACGTCCTCCTGGTTCTGTGCGGCGTCGGTCATGTACATGATAAATCCCGCATGGCTTCCGTTGATGTAATACTTGCGGCGGAACAGCGTGGCGGACTCGTTGAGCAGGGCGGACGGAATGGCTGAGAGGTAGCCAGGCAGCCCGTATATTTCCTGGTTAATATCAGGTTCAAGAAGATGGAAAATGCTTCCCGGCGTGAATTCGTAGGGCTGCGTGGTGAATCCGTACTGCACAAACCAGTAAGTGTCCAGGTCAACGCCGCGGCGGGTATATTTCGCCAGGGCTGGCTCCAGCGAGAGAACGCCGCCGAGCCGGTTGGTGCGTTTCTCAAGGTAGGCATTGCCGAATACCAGATAGTCCTGAACGAAACGGGAAAAAGCCTGCTGGCTGAGCAGGCGGTGCGGGATATAGGTGCTGCTGAGAATGTCACGCTTAACGGCAATCGGTGAGCTGTGATGCACGGCGGCGCGGTAGGT